GAAGCTACCGTAATCGGACCGCCTGAAATTGCTGTGCTACCGGCTGGAATTGTGTAATTTGCGGATATTGTTTGGTTATTGACAAACATGCCGTTGCTTGCTACCACTTCAGGAGATGTTAACTCTCCTGTGCTAGGTTTGTACAGTAATTTTGCATCGCCAGTATATATTGTCGATATTGTACCGGAGGTCGCAGCAGCAAAGGTAGGATATAGATTCGTAGCTGTCGTTGTATCGTTTGTTATCGTAAGGCTACCGCCACCGCCCCCTGCCGCCCATTTAACCCCAGTCGCTGTGGTTGAATCAGCGGTCAGCACATAAGTGTCAGTGCCTACCGCTTGACGAACGTTAGCGGTGCCATTGCTGACAATTAGATCGCCTTTTGTCGTTGTAGGCGCTAAAGCGTTAAATGCAGGGTTAGCAGTTGTCTGCCCAGTTCCACCATTAGCTATCGCCACCACGCCAGTCACATTACCTGCCGTGCCGGTTGTGTTTTGGTTAAGCGTAGGAATATCTGCCGCTACAACAGCGCGAAATGTTGGTACCCCCGCTGATCCATCTGGTGCTGCAAGAAAATAGTTAGCTGTCTTACTGGCGTATGGGTTTTGAGTATCACCGTAACTGGCCGCCAAACTAATATTTGGAACAGACCCGCCAGATGAAACTACCGGCGATGTAGCAGTTACAGCGGAAACACCCGCATTAGGTGAGCTAATCGTAATTGAGCCAGGCCCGTTGCTAATAAGAATGTTTGAGCCAGACGTCAACGTTGTGCGGGTAAAATCGGTGCCATTACCAATATCTAATTGACCATTTGCCGGAGTAGATGACAGCCCTGTACCACCATTAGCTACCCCGACAACGCCAGTCACATTACCGGCGCTGCCTGAAATATTACCTGATACCGCCGCCCCAGAAATAGCAATAGTCGTATTAGTTACTGATGTAACTTGCCCTTGAGCATTAGTTGTTAAGACTGGAACAATAGCTGCCGAGCCATAAGTGCCTGCTGTGCCGGTATCGGCAATCGAGAAAGTGTTGCCGGTAAGATTTAAGCCGGTACCATTGGTATATGATCCGGCCGCCGAATCAACGTACGCTTTATTTACTATGTCAGTGCTTGCGGATGGTGCTGTAGAAATAGTACCTGTAGTTAACGCAATAGACGTAATGTCTGTATTTGCACCGCTTTTTGCCGCGCTTAAATTTGTGCGTGCTGCTGTCGCTGTAATGGCTCCTGTACCGCCGTTAGCGATGTTTACTGTGCCGTTGAGGGTTATGGTGCCATTTGTTGTGATCGGGCCGCCAGAGGTCGTTAAGCCGGTTGTACCACCTGATACAGCGACAGATGTAACTGTGCCTGTGCCATTACCCCCGCCGCCTTCATTAACTTTGTTTAGTAAGTTAAGAAAGAAACGGTACCAATCCCGTGACACAACACCATTTGTTGAAATGGCTGATTGGTTCTTGGGTAGTTGGGGTAGATTATCTGAATTAGCCATTGGTGCCGCTTAAAACTAACTCGGCACCCATAATTGCTAACTTAACTGGATCGGTGCCAGACACTTCATACACTCGGTCGCGCAGCTTATCTGTCATGCCTAACCGACGCCAAAACGCACGATAGCCGTACGAGCCTATCTTGCCCATGCTAGTCCAATGCTCGTTTGACCATGTGTGGCCGCCATCATCAGACCAACGCAACATAACTTGGGGGTCGTCGCCTTGACCAGTAATTAAACCTACACCTGTTTCGCAATTAAGCTGCAACGTGTGCTGAGCTGTACGCTTATAGTTGTTTGTACCAGTTGGCAGCGCGCGCCATGAGCGTAACCATTTTTGAGGGAAGTCGCCATCAGAAAATTTATCTAAGTCGTACGCGTAAATATTGCCGTTTTGGAAGTCGCCAACAACATTTTGATTGTTAAAAAACATTTGGCAATTAGCTCGATGACGAATGAACTGACCGTTAGCAAAGCCTGCACGCTCATGCCAAGCCCCTGTAGAAACATCAAACACCCAAGTTTTTTGGGCTGTTGGGAACGTCAATACATAAAATGAATGGCCGTCTTGCTGATAAGTAAAAGCTATAGCGTCAGAGATAGTGCCGTAACTTTGGATAGCGTATTCCACTGCATGCGTAGATATACGTTGCCCCGCGTAGCCGTTTGCTCTAAATACGACGCCTTGACCACGAGCGTCTGCGCCTAGCCAATATATGGAGTTATCCATCCTAGCAACAGAAAATGTTGCCGCGCAACCGTATTCATTAACCGCGCCTTGAATACGGCCTAATGGAAACGGACTAGTCGCCGCGTTGTACCAGACTTCAACTGATTGTGTACCAAACAACCAAACCTCACGGTGGTCAACAAATAGCGACACCAGATTGTCCGGCATACCTTCAGCACTAGCAAAACTTAACGGATCAATCTGCGTGCCATCAAGCAATTCAGATGTCCAAAACTTCTGAGAATTCGGTTCTTGGAATATAAAATATCCATCAAGATAACCAACGGTTACCGCACCAGGAAAGTCTACGTCGGTAATTTCTGCGAAAGCTTCTGTAGCTGCGTCGTAAATATAGCCATCTGGATTAGCAGCAATAAACAACTGCGTGCCATTATCAACCATTGATACTGGACCACTACCGCTAATAACGCCTATAGGTGTAGAAGTCCAATCTGAATTAATTCTATATAGTCTGCTACCTGAAACCGCGTAAGCATAATTACCGTATTGCCACAGCCCACGAATAGGACCTGTACCAACAACACCTAGCTTACGCAGCCCAGGCGCTCTATTAAGATAGGCAGGCTCGTTACCGTCTGGCGCAGGGATTGTCTCAGGATACATATTAATCATACGGGCATCCGCAGCATTGACGCTACGGGCGACGTACGATTGGCCAAGAATTGGCGTCTTCATAGATTAATAGTTACCAGCGTAAATGTTGAAACGCTGACGGCTTGCTACGATCGAGTAAGGCATCGACATAACATCATCAGGATTATTGATGCGTTTCAGATTACGCTTAGACGTCATTGCAATACGCTGCACAGTTTGCGATGGCTCAACACCAAACTCAGCAGCAATTTCACTAGCTAAGTTGTATTTAAATGCACGCAAATAACCTGGTGGGAAGAATAGTTCTGTACCCAAAGTAGCAGGCTTATCCAACTCTTGAACTGACACAAAGTGCCATTCCAACTCACGCGTAGGTTTTGGGTAAATAGTTAGCTGAACATTAGGGTAAGTCATGTTTACAAACATAACTTGCGGGTAAGTAGAAGTTACTGTTTTAACCGCAATACCGTCATATTGCTGCTGATTGATCAATTTAATACCAAATGACACGTTTGTTTGTGGGTCACGAAAATAAGTCGCATCGTCAATCAAAACTGGACGAAGGCCGACAAAGTCGCCCGTAGGTCCAAGATCGCGTGTGATTTCATTTGGCGGCCACAAAAATACTTGGTCTTGCGTGCAAAAAACTGATAGGCGTTCAGTATTCCACGAATCAATCATTTGATTCATGGCTGTCAATGCATCCTGCGCTGCCTGTGGGGACGGGTCTTCGCCCTCAGCCAGTTGGCCAATTAATCGAAGCGCGGCTTTTATCTGGTCGAAAGCTGTTGCCATACTAGGCTCCTAATGCGGGTTCTTTTCGTCTGCGCTTTTGAACTTCCAGAGTATTTACTGGAACCACCGCTTCGGGAGCCGAGGGCGTGTCGTGAGTATACCTCACCCAACCGTTTTCTTCATCTGCTACAGCTTCTAATTCCATCGTAGCTACTTTAGTGCCGTGCAGATCGTGCCGTAAATATATGTTCATTTATGACGCGCCGTGAATAATAGTAAAGTTAACTATAACTGCTTCGCCTAAGCTACCACCTGTGTTGTTGTACACACCAATTACAGCGGAGCCAGTAGTCTGGCTAGCCACAAAAGGCCAATAAGCACCGGAGGTACCGCCGCCAGAAACGCTAACCATAACCACATCATTTGGACCAATAGAAGTGTTATTTAAAGTAAAAAGTGCATTAGTACCGCCAGCTAACGCTTCATTATTCATGGTAATACGACCCATGCTTTTATTTAAAGTTACGGCTGTTGATTTGCTAGTTTTCTGTGTGACCGTACCTTGTGCTTCTGGTGCATAGCCTAACTCTTCAGTTGCATAGCAAGTGCTAAATTCTGGGTCAAGATAAGCTACACCCGTTGCTTTAGTATTAGACATAGCTTTCCTTATATTAGCCAATACGCCAATTAGTACCGTCACAAAATACTGGGACGACATTTGAACCGCCAGCAGCAACGACAGCGCCAATACCAGCAGTCAAAGCTGCGTTGGAGTTAGTAACAACTGAACGTGTGCCAAGTAATGCAGTAGAAGCAGCAGGTAACTGCGCTACTGTGTATGCTTGAAACTGAACGTCGTCAAACAACGGGTCAGCAAAAGCAACGCCTACAGCTTTAGTATTCGACATGATGTATTCCTTTAAAAACGGGGGCCGAAGCCCCCATCAGATTAGCCAGCTATACGGTAGAAAACGTATGTTGCATCACCAGTCTTACGCGCACGCCATGTAGCCGATGTGTTCGCAGAAACTGCAGCTACGCCAACAATAGTACAGCCTGTGTTAGCAGTTACTGTAGCAGCGTTGGTGCCACCGATATTGATGATTGAAAAGTCAAATGAACTGTTTACTTTCATGCTGCTAAAAGCATTGTCTAAGTCCGTACCTAAAGGTAAGGTCAAAGCAACTGCTGCACCAGTGTAAGTAATGATCTGAGTTGCTAACTCAGCAGGTGTCAAAGTTGCTGCTGCGGTCTTAGCCGTAGGAGCTACTTGAGTACCCATAATGATTTCGTTTAGATTGCCGTCACCTACTTGGTAACCGCCTGCGCCGTTAGGAAGTGCCATGATAATGTCCTTAAAAAAGTTTTAAAAAGAGGGCCGAAGCCCTCCTTCAGTTTAGCCCCAGAGGCGAACGCCCATTTGTGGACGGATCGTGCTGTAACCGTACAGAACGTCAATACGGCAAGGCATACGATCGTTGTTGATATCGTATTGACGAACAATACGCATCGACACACCGTTATGAACTTGGCGAGAAGCCATGTCCACACCTTGTGGCATTAACAAGTCAGCGGTAGCAAACGTGATCGCATCTTTGTGATAGACCAAGTTCTGTGCGTACTGAGTTGAAGCTGCACCGATAAAGGTTACTGCTGCATTGTCAGCAGGGAATGCATTGATGGTTGCCAAAGCTTGATCAGCAGTGTACATAGCTGGGGAAATAGCAACGTTTGTCCAAGCACCACTAGAAGCAGTAGCAGTAGCAGTTACTACGAACTGTTGTAACGAACCTGTTGACTCACGGGTTTGTGGGTTAACAGAGTACACGTTAGCGATAGTAAATACGTCGCCAACTGCGATTGTTGCTGAAGCAGTACCACCATCAAGGCTGATAGTTGATTGACCTTGGGTAGTAACAGCGCCGTTTACCAAAATGGTATCAGCAGTTGAACGTGAACCAGTGGTGTGTTGCTTGATTGACTGAGACATGTTGACTTCGTCGAAGCCCAATACGCCAGTACCCATCATGCCGTTCTTAAATTGCTTGCTGATTGTATCTGTTGGGTTAAACAGACCTTTCATGCCTTCAACCAGACCGGCGTTAGCTGCTGGATTAACAGTAGCGTAGCGTGGTGACATTACAGCTGCTGCTTCGTTTAGCTTTTGTTGCGCTTGCAACAGAACTAAAGAAGTTGAAGGTGTTGTGCCTGGTGTACCAACTGATGCATAGATGTTCTTGTATGCATTAGCTACGTCAGCGTCAATAGAAGAAGCCAACTGGGAGATACGTGGTTTCAATACACGCTCTGCAAAGTCATCTAACTGCATGGTCAATTCAGCAGAAGTGAAGTTGATACCGATGTGCTTTTGATTAGCTACGGTCAGAGTTGTGAACTGTTCGTTGTCGTCCTGAGTTTGCAGGGCAGCACCGTCGGTTACTAAAGCACGATCCGGTAAACGGATACGCAGTGTAGAACCAATTTTTGCGCCTTCAACAGCGAAAGAGTCGTCATATTGACGGTTTACGTTACGGGTGAGTACCAGGTTGTTCTCGAGGATTTCGAGAGCTTTTCTGGTAATCATGTCGATGGTTAGAATCGAATTTGCCATGATATATCCTAAAAAAGAAGTTAATGTTTGCGTTGAGCTTCCCACTTCCTAATTTGACGCTGACGCTCCGCTTCAATCCACTCTGATGTACTCATACTCTTTACAGAGCGAGGGTCAGTGGTGTCAAAAGACGGTGCTCCAGTGCCGCGCCCTGATATAGGCGCTATAGGCGGTGGTGCGCTAGTTGTTTTCTTTAAGACTGGTTCTGAAGCTAATTTGGCTTCTAGTTTACCAATCTCTTTAGCCTGCGAGTATGGCGTTAGCTTGGAAATACGATCAGCTTCGCGTGGATTTGAACCTAAGTAATAAGCTAGGTCTGGTCCAACTTCCGACATCTGGATTGTTTCCGCCATCACAGCCGTAATTGGAAGCTTAGGGTTGTATGCAACTTGTTCGAAGTCCTCATACTTTGACCTAGCGTCTTCTTCACGATCGTGGTAAGCCTCTACCAAGTCCATACGTTGCCTCTCAACTTCACGTCTAGCCAATAATTCTTCTGCTTTACGCTCAGCCAATGCTTCAGCATAGGCGTCAACAGATTCAAATTGATCGACAGGCGGAAGTTCAGACACCGGCGGTGCTTTGCGTGACTGTTCTCTTTCCCACTTGCGTTGCTCTCTTGCAAGCCGTTTTCCAACGATTGCATCCAACTCTTCTTGTGTGAAGGTTTTGGTTTGCTGTTCGTTAGGTTGTTCGGTCTCCGGCGCAATTATTTCGGTTTCAGGGGCAGCCGTTGCTACCTGTTCCGACGCGGGCTGTGCCGCTACTTCGTTTTGAATCTCATCTGACATCTTTGATTCCTAAAGAATCCTCGGTGAACCTCACCGATAAGGTTATTCGTAAATAATTGTTGCCGTAACTGTACCACCAATTACTACATAAATGCCATCTTTTGCGTATGCGCCATCTAAAGGCAATATATACGAAGTGGCAGCAGCAGGGGTAAAGGTACCTAAAATTACTTTGGTTGTCGTTGCCGCGGCTGAATCATAAACCGTAATTGTTGGGGTGCTTGATGCTGAGCTGACAAAAATACCTTTCAGCTTGCCCGCCATTGGTTTAATGTTGGCCGTAGCCGTAATGTTTGTATAATTTGCCATGATCAGCCCTATGCTAAATATTTAAGTTTGTATAACGTTGACATATACAAACCTTCGATCTCGTCGATGATATTGTGCAATGCCGTGCATTCTTTTTCAACTACATCATAACGAACTTTGTGAATTTCTTCGAGTTGGTCTTCTAAAAACTCAATAATATTGCCAGTTTTTTTGGCAGACATCAAAGTTATTGGACCAACCAAACCATATTTACCCTGATAAGCCTCGGTAAATTTATCCGCAAAGTCTACGATTTCGTCATAAAACGTGTTTAAAGCCATGTGCTTTGAGAAGCTGCGGGTGTTCAAATGCACGCTATGTGCAACGTCCCTAGCTAAAAAGAACATTCCTATAAAATCTGCTGGCTTCATTGTGGCATTCCTTGTTCTGGTGGCGGCATTATTTGCTCTTCAGGCATCATCTGCTCTGGTGGTGGCATCATCTGCTGTTCTTGCGGTGGCATCATCTGCTGATCGTTCATTTCCATCGACATATTTTCTTCACGGCTTGGCATTTGAGCCATTAAATCATTTGATTCCATCGCAGCCGCAACCACACCCATTGCAATATCTTGGATTTGTTGCTCAGTCATGCCCGCTTGAACGGCAGAAATACGCTTAGTTTCAGCATCAAACGCTTTAATTTGAGCTTCAAATTCTTTGCGTTCCATGTCCTGAACTTCAATGGATTTGCCCACATTTTGCATCATTTCATGCAACTGATTCAGCTCTTGAGCCATTGCTTCCATTTGTTGCTTAGCTTGCTGCATCTCTGGCGATTCGTCAGACTCAGCCATGATCTTAGGATCAATGATCTTAGCAAAACGCTTAGCCATTTCCTGCGCGCCTGGCCAATCCATGTTCTTGATAAACAAGTCGCCAGCAACTGACCACAATTGTGGGTTGCTTTGCAAGATCATGCCCATTGCATCCAATGCTTCCTGACGCTTAGTCATGTAACTTGGGCCTGTGGTCACAACGACGTCGTACTTACCAACCGACGGGTTGTAAATTTTGTCGATCTCAATGCCTTGGTTATCGACAATTTTCTTAACTGGCTCTGGCTGAGTCGGGTCAATCTTGACCATCTCTGTCTCACCGTCCATGCCAATAATACGGGCCACGCGCTGTGTGTCGTAAATCTTTGGAATGATGTCAACTAACTGACGTGTGACGTGACGAATAGCGCGTGCCAGATTGTCCACGTAATGATAAGTGCCAGTATCAGACTGACGCTCTCTCGCCATAATCGCTTTGCCCGAACGCTCATTAGAAGTCGCTCCTAAGCTAGTGTCATACTGACCAGTTGTCGATTTAATGTCGTCCGACGCACCCATCTTGGCCTGAATTAGACCAGTTTGTGGCAGTGGAGGCGCTGCGCGCTGTGGTAATGGAAGCACTGCACCATTTCCGTCAGTTACGTCAGGATTTACCTCTAAATAAGGCCAATTCTGCGTGTTTGCGGTCTTCCACTGGTTTTCATAGCCCTCAAACTGACCGCCGTAGCCAATAAATGGCGCTTTTGGCGCCAAAGCAAGCATTTCTGCCTCTTGTGACACCCAATAGTTGTACATTCTCTGTGCATCTTTGGCGTTTCTGACCAATCCAGAGATGTAAATACGACCATCAACTTCAAATTCGTTACCTATTACCCGCACAACAGGGATAAATTTACCTACCCAGTCACGCTGTTCAAGCATTTCGTAGCCGTTTGTCTTGCACCACTTCACGCGTTGCGCATCTACCTCGCGAGTACGCAGTGGTTTGACACCCATTTCCTTTAGCTGCTTAGCTTCGGGTGAGCCTTCAAACGCTGTGATGTTGCCTGGGTATAAATGCAATGTGGCTTTGTCGTATTCAACGTAATAATACTCAGCAATACGAACAGTATCTTCTGCAATCCAGACATTAATTGACTGGTCGCCTACACCCAATGATTGCAAGCTAGAGATTGGCGTGCCGTCTGGGAACATACGCTCATAATCTGCGCGCAATATGTCTTCAGTTATAAAACACCATTTCGCATCTGCACCGCATGGGTCTTGGATGGTTGGGTCCATGTAGACGGAGAAGGAATTACGCACACGCATGATCTTGATGTCTTGATCAAACGAGTTGTCGTCGCAGTATTCCGTAATAATACGGATGTAGCCTTCGCCGTAACTTACTTGGTTTTCGCAGGCGGTGTCGTAGGCGACATCGGCGTCAGATATGTACTCGATGTGGCGAACCATGCCGTTATATATCTCTGCGACTTCAGGGTCAGCGTTGTCGTCGGCAGGAATAACTTTGCCGCTCGGACGGTTTTGTCTTTGGTCGTTGGTGACTTGTCGGACATGCTGAGGAAGTTTATTGATCGTTAATGTTGGGCGTGCATTAATCGTTTGACCTTGCACTGCACCACGGGTAGCTAATACGTCTGATGGCCATTGCCAGTGGTTATCTGGTGAGCCTGCATAAAATTTTAAATCATCTAATTCATCGGAGCGGCTGTCAGACAGTGCAGAGATCGCCATTTGCAGACGGTTACGCATTGTCGCTAATACGTCTGACTCGCTTTTGCTGACATCAGTCGGCTGTGGATTACCACCCACATTCGCAACTTTTGCCGCCGTATTGATGCCAGTATAGTCCATTACTTTTTGCCTTTTGCAGGTTTGGGCGCTGCTCGTTTGGTTGCGTAGGCTATTGCCACCGCTTGTTTAACCGGTTTGCCCGATTTTACCTCAGCCTTGACATTTTGACGAAATGCTTTTTCAGATTTTGACTTAACTAATGGCATTATTTACCTTTCTTAGCTGTCTTGGCAGACTCTTTAAAATCTTTCTTGGTCGGCGCGCCGGGTGATCCTGGCTTTCTCATCTTTTCGCCAGAGCCAGCTTTAATACGTTCTTGCTTAGCGTGTATGTTTGCGTATAGTCCTGGTTTAGTTGCCATCTTAGTTCCCCATCCAGCCGGTTGCGGCTGATTGCTGTTGATATGTTCTAGTACGTGTTGCGCCACGTTCAAAGCTTGATTCCCTATGTGCTACAGGAAATGCAAAGGTCACTGCTAATGCATCCGCCGCATCTGGTGAGGCTAGACCGCGTGATTTCATTTCCTTCTTGCCTTCTAAGTAAATCGTGCCTGACGAGTCCGGCTTTTTCATCGGTCCAGTCAAGTCAGCTTTTAGCTGTCGATCGTTCGGTATACTGGCAGTCTTCAACCAATCCCGCATAGCACCCCACATCTCTGCGCGCTTGTTGCCCCACATGACAGGCTTGCTTGATTTCCAGCCAAAGTTAACCCCACGCACTTTGTATCGCTGTTCTTTTAATCTGTCAAGTATCCCGTAGCCTAGACCACCTTCGTCGATCACTGTCAGTGCTGGCCGGTACTCTTCAATTGCATCAATCACCCGTCCAACTGTCGTCATCGTGTCCTCGCCGTGAAAGCGTTTGATTGCGACTAAGTCTCGACCTTGTCTGACCACTATTACGGTTGAGTCCGCGCCGCCGCGAGCTGGGTCAACGCCGAGAACAATTGGCGCCGTCGCATCCTTGTATTTCTCCCGACCGCTGGCGTCGTCGACAAGACGTGCACCAATAAACTGATCTTCGCCAGCCGTTGGGAATTCACCGTAGACCTCAACCCTAGCCTGTGGCGAATCCTCGCCATATTCCGCAATGATCTGCTCATATACTTGTTTGTCCGTGTCTTCTACTGTGCGTGAGTCAATATTCCTTGTATTCCAAAAGTTACGCTTGGCGTGGAAACACTCATAAAAGTAACCTTGGTTTCGACGCGGGTTGGAGAACGCAAACCAATATCTATCTAAAATCGGTTCGGTAAAGAAGCCCGCACCAACCGACCAGATCGGGTCTGGAATACCCGACGCCTCATCAAAAATCAACATCATGCCGTCGTGGTTATGCACACCGGCGTAACTATCTGGATTTTCTTCCGACCAAAGTTTACCTTCCGCCGCCCAGTAACGCGTACCCTTCTTCAAGTCCCGCTCGACCAACTCCGTAATCCACTTGGCTGGCACTAGCTTAGTTGCCGAGATTTCCCACCAGTGATTATTAATAATCATCGCCTGCCATTTGGTCAACTCACCCCAAGTGACCGACCGGAGCTGCGCTTCACTGTTAGCTGACACAATTACTGACGAACCTATTCTTGTGGTCAACATCCACAGAATTAGCCAGCTAACCAACGCAGACTTACCGATACCACGACCAGACGCAATCGCCAGTCGCAGTGCGTCCATGTCTAACTTACCTTTGTTTTCTTTTAGGTGATTAGCAATCGCGCGCAGCGTTTGCCGCTGCCAAGTGCGAGGACCTTTGAAGTGCGCTAAGGGCGTGTTGGGTTTGCCCCAAGGAAAGGCGAACAACACAAACGCTTCTGGATCATCCGCAACTTGCGGCGCCCAGAGTTGCGCCATTAGGAGTTGCTCACCTTCTGAATCATATATCGGCAGTTGTGCCATGCGTCACTTTGGTTGTGGATAACGTAATTCTGTTGGGCTGGCAAATGGGCTTAACCCTTGCTCAAGCCGCGAGATGGCATGCGCTTGCGCCTTGCGGTATATGCCTTCGGGTATCTGCTCGTCTTCTTTTAAGTTCTTAAGCATAGACAATTCTTCCGGCAGTAGCGTTGGCACCACCAGCGGGTGCGGCACTAACTTGCCGTTGTACTCAAACGCCGAGGATAGCTCCGTCATCTTATCTAATGGCTTATCCGATATGTCGCCCATAAACCCCCGACCTTTGGGCAGCACTACTTCGTCTAAACCAGACTCGCCGCCGTAGCGCATTCCGTACGGCGCTATTCCTTGCGCCAGCATATTACTAGGCTTCTTGGCGAGTGCGTTCTTTGGCATATTCTAAAACCTCTGGTTTCTGTTCGGTGATCAACCCGTCAATGACGCGCTCTTTTGCTTCTTGCAACGCCTGCGTGATGCTGATCTTTTGATAGACGTCAATGCTGATTTCTTGCTTGGCCGTCCAGCCGTGAGCGTGTTGCAGTATTGCTAACGCTGCCTTAGCGTCGCCTGCTCGGGCTGCGTCACGCAGAAACGCAGACGCTTCGCGCTCACTGTCAGCGCGTCCTTTTAATTCCGCCATTTCGGCAACAGGATCAAGCTGACATAACTGCCGGTACTCTTGTGGCAGCATGCCGGCAGCTAACGCCAACGAGTCGCCTTTTAACCCTAAAGCAGCAGCATCGTAGATCGCCTGAAGCCTGGCTTCGGTCGCCTCCACTTTGCGCGCTGTGAATGGTAAAGATTTAAACATAGTTTGCAGTATATCGCATTCGGTTGTGTGGGCAAGTGTAGGCACTTTAAAAATAAAAAAAATTTAGCGTGATGCCTCCGTAGCCGTGACCGGCCGGCGCCGGCCCTCCCCCCCCTCCCTCGATGCCAAAAAAGCAATCTGTTATCAAGCTGGCAAGTTAGTAAGTGCTTACTTATTTTTGTTGCCGTTATGACATGAGGGCAAGTGTGGGCAATGTTTTTTAAGTCGGTCATGACATGCTTACAAGTGTTGCCATGCGGCAAAAAAGCTGCCTATTTTTTAGGCAGTTATCAAAATAGTATGAGGGCAATGAGGGCAATTTAGAATGCCTTTTTAAATCGGTGCGCTTACGTACGTGCGCCCACTTTGCAGGGCTTATTAGCATATATGTAACACTTTACTCTATTTTTTAATGACTTAAAAACAATTGCCTACAATTACCCGCAAATAGCTATTCGCCGCTCTGGCATTGCGTTATAGCGCGGGCAATTCGCCATTTCTAAACTACCCGCAACTACCCGCAATTACCCGCAAATTAATACTTGATTATTTTGCTTAGGTATTTAAAAGATTGTTTGACATTATTAAAAGATTGTTTTATTATTTCTTTGCAGTGTTGATTAACAGAAATAAATCGGGAGAAAAAACAATGAAATATCTAGAATACTTTATGGGCACGCTGGCAATTTTAGGGGCGCTTGGTATTTTCGGAATGATGATTTTATTAATGGCCGCTTATATCTGTAAAGCGCAAGGTATCTAAAAAACGGCCGGCGAAAGCCGGCCAATAAAACGGGAGAAAATAAAATGAAATTATTCTATTTTAATTACCACGCGGACTACAAAAACCAAGCCGGCGAATTTTGGGCATCCTCACGTGAACGCGTGCAAGAAATGATTTTGAGAGTGCATCCGCACGCCACAGCGATTCATATTTGGCTCGCTTAATAGGGGCGAATAATGGACACCAAAGTAAAAATTATCTGGTTTGCGCTGTGGATCGCGCCAATTGTTTTAGGTTATTTATTAGCTAAATTTGCGGGAGGCGTTAAACAATGACATTAAAAGAAATAATCGCGGGCTTATTTATAGCGGCAATGTTTTATGTGTTTTTAGTGGCCTTATTTTTATTTTAATCGGGAGAAAACAATGAAAATTTCTAATACAAGCAAATTAGGTGTCCGCTCTTGGTCGTTACAAGCTATTGACACTTGCCCAGGCGCTATCGAAAACGGCGAATTAGTCGACGCATGCAAAGGCTGTTATGCCACTACCGGCAACTATCGTTTTGAAAATGTGAAAGCGCCGCGTCGTCATAATCGCGAGGATTGGCAGCGCCTAGAATGGTGCGACGATATGGTGGCCGAATTGGCGCAAGACACGCATTTCAGGTGGTTCGATAGCGGCGACATGTACGCGCTTGGATTGGCCGAGAAAATGCTAGAGGTAATGAAGCGCACGCCATGGGTTAAACATTGGCTGCCCACTAGAATGCATAAATTTCCTAAATTTCGCATTGTATTGGAAGAAATGCGCGCGCTTAAAAATGTCGCCGT